TCGATCGTCGGCGGCGTGATCAGCACGTTCGTGTTTTCGACGGCGCGCCGCTGATCGACGAAGTCGCTGCCGCCGTAGCCGTAGCTGGTGCACGTCATGACGTCGGCGCCTTTGTCAGCGCGGCGCGCACGACCACGCGCCGATACGTGCCGGTGGTGAACGTGGACGCTGTCGCCGCAGGCGGCGTCTCAGGCAGCACGATCGGCGTGCGCGGCGTGCGCGGCTGATTGCGCGCCGGTAGCTGCACGAGCGCGAGCGGCGTGCCAGGCGCCGTGCACGTCGTATGCGGCGCGTCGTCTACCGGACACGGACCGGGATCACACTTCATGCCGCTTCCGTGAGCGTGAACGCGACGGTGTTGCTGACGTTGCCGGACGGCTGCTGCACGCAAACCGGCAGCGCGATCGCCGCTGCGGCCGTCGCCATGTTCACGGTTGTCGTCAGTTCAGTCGGCGAGACGAACGTCGTCGGTTCCGGCGCGCCGTTCCAGACGATCACGCTGCCATCGACGAAGCCCGTGCCCTGCACGGACAGCGTGAAGTCAGGCGCGCCAAGTGCAGCGGTATCCGGCACGAGCGCCGCGATCGTCGGCGGCGGCGCCGTCGTGTCGTAGATCGGTTCCGGGGGCCAGCCAGGCGGCTGTCGATACGTCGGATATGCGGCCGGTGGTTCAAGCGGCACGTCGCGCGGCGGTTTTGCCATTGGGCTTCTTCCCTTTCACGGAGACGCGCGGCGACGGGACCATGAACGCCGCCGCGCGTTCCAGCGCTTACAGCAGGATCACTTCGCCGAAAGCGCCGGGTCGATACACCGCGAGCGCGAGCCGCTCTTCGGCGCGAATCGCCACCAAATTCTTGATAAAGAAATCCTGATGGCTATTGGACGCTTCGACGCGAATGCCGCCCTTGCGGAAGACTTGCGACGCCGAGCCGAAGGCGCCGACGAGCGCCGTCAGTGCCGGAATCGCTGGCGTCACGGCGACAGGCAAGCCCCACAGCGTCGGACCCACAGGCGCCGAGAACGGACCGCCGCCGATGTATTCGCCGGTTGTCGTCTTCGTCAGTTGGATCTTTTGCCAGTCGGCCGGATTCATGACGATTCCGTCCGGCATCAGGAATGACGAATTGAAGAGCGCCATCATCTGCCGGAAGATCGCGTCGGCGGCAGTGTCCGGCGCCGCGCCTTGCGTGACGTCGGCGGCGAGTCCGGTGCGGTTACGAATGCCGACGATATCCGGCGCCGTTACCGTGCCGTTGAGCAGTTGATCTTCTTCGGCGAGTTCGACGCCGAGCCGCAGCCGCGCGTCGATATAGCTGCGGATCTGCGCGACGTCTTCGAGCATCTCTTCGCTGACCGGCAACCAATGCGCGATCTTGCGGACCGGATCAGATGCGGCGTCGAAGGTCAGCGTCGATTCAGGCTTTACCGCGCCTTCCGCGACGGTATCGGCCGCGTTCACGAACGACGTCTCCCGCATGTAGCTGATCAGATTCGAGTCGGTCGTGCCAGGCGCGATCAGATCGGCGACGACGCGGCGCCGGAAGAGCGTTTCGAGAATGCCCGGCCGGACGTCGGGCAGCACGAGCTTGCCGCCGCTGGCCGGATCTTCCGTCAGCGTCGCGGCGTATTGCTCGACGTGCGACGCGAAGCCCATGCGTCCGCGCCGATCGAAGAGTTCGACGGACGGCGATCGCCAGGACGCGCTGCTGCGATGTCCGCCCTTCTTGAAGAAGTCGAACGCTTCGGAGCGCACGAACTGCTCGCCCCAACTGAGAAACGACGGATTCCGGTTCGGCAGCGCCGGAAGCGTCGGCGACGCGGACACGAGTGCTTCGATCGTGCGCGCCATGCTGGCGTCGGTCGTGGCGCGATCGATCTGCGCCTTGATCGCGACACCGGCATCGACGAGCGCCTGCACTTCGCCGCGCTCGGCATCCGACAGCACACGATTTTCCGCTTCGGCCGTGCGCGACACGGCGGTGAGCTTCGCGTGCGCTTCGGCACGCTTGGCGTCGAGATCGCGCCGCAGTTGTTCAATATTCATGAGCAGCATCCTTCACAGAGCAGCGATAGCGAGATCGAGCAGATCGCGCGTGGCGCGCGCCTGCCAGGCGACGTCGGGCGTCCGATCCTGATCGGTGGCCTGCGGGGCAGGCTCCTGCGATGTGTCGGCCGTCTGACGAAGTGACGCGCCTGCAGGCAGCAGGCGCGCGAGCGTGTCGTCGAGCGTGCGGATCTCGTCGATCATTCCGGCGTCGAGTCCGGCACTCGCGGAGACGAGCCGCCCTTCGCCGTAGCCGCCGCGCACGACAGACGCGGCGACGCTGCGGCCCTTCGCGACGTCGTCCACAAAGGTGCTGTAGCTGTCGGCGACGATCGACGTCAGATAGGCGAGCGCGTCGTCGCCGAGCGGCGCGTCGTCGCGCAGTTCCGTCTTGAACTTGCCTGCGCTGACGAGCGTGCGCTTGACGCCGTTTTTTTCGAGCGCCGCGCTCAGATCGTTGTGAATCGTGAAGACGCCGATCGAGCCGACTTGCGCGGACGGCGACGCATGGATCTTCGTCGCGTTCGCCATCGTCCAATACGCCGCGCTTGCCATCTGATGATTGGCGACGGCGATCACCGGCTTGACGGCGCGCGCCTTCCGGACTTCGGCCGCGAACTCTGTCGCGCCTGCGACGCTGCCGCCGGGTGAGTCCACGTCGAAGACGATCGTCTTGACGTCGGGACTGTCTACGGCGCTGCGCAGCGCACCCGTCAGCGCTTCAAACGACGTGCCGCCGCTCGCTTCCGTCAGCAGGTTCGCGCGCGGCGCCAGCACGCCATACATGGGAATGACGGCGACGCCGCCGCGTCCAGGCTGCGGCCCGGCGTCGCGGCGTTGCGCGACAGCCGCCGCAATCGTGGCGCTATCCGCCTTCATGCCAGCGAGCCGATCGCCGATGATCGTCGCGACGACGTGCAGCATGCCCGGCGTGAGCGCCCACGGGTGATCGAGCGCGAAGCTCAGAAGGTGCAGATAGCGCTTATGGGTCATATGCACTCGCTTCCCGATGCGGACTGAACGCCGCCGCGCCTGCCGTCAGCAGCGTCAGCGTGTCGGTATTGACAATGAAGGCGAGCCGCGCGGCGTGGCGCTGCGCGCCTTCGGCCGTATGCCCGGCGGCGCGGTAGAGCGGCACGAGATCGGCGACAAGCTCGGCATTCCAGCGCTCGACGTCGAAGGCGCCAGCACGCGCGTCATGCGCGAACTTGCCGACGACGGCCGACTGCCGCTGCCAGGCGCGCTCGATCACTGGCCCGATCGCGATCGCCGCGTCAGGCGTGAAGCTCGGCGTCGCCGTCTCGCCGCCGCTGGCGGTCGTGTTCAGCGGACGCACGAGCGCGTCGGCGCCAGGATCGTCACTGGCTGGCAGGTTCAGCCGCGCGCGCCCTTCGTTGCGCGTCATGATCGGCGCGCCGACGAGCACTTGCAGCGCGGCGGCTTGCTCTTCAAATGAGCCGGTCAGCTTTTCAGCGATGTTGAACTCGACGTAAACGCGATCGCGATCGCGACATTCCGGCAGCAGTTGCCGCTCGATCTCTTCGGCGAGCATGACGAGCCACGGGCCGAGACAGTCCTGATATAGCTGCTTGTGCTGCTCTTTAATGTTCGAGAAGGTGGCGTGATCGAGAATGCCGACCATCGGCAGTGGAACGTGATAGGCGGCGGCGACTTCTTCGCGCGTCAGCTTGCGCGCCGCTGTGTATTCCGCTTGGCGCGGCGTGAACGCGATCGGCTTGAACGTCGCGCCGTCTTGCAGCACCGGCACGGCGCCTGAGCCGCTCGCGCCGCTGAACTTCGCACGCCATTGCGCGCGGAACGATTCGACTTGTTCCGGCGTCCAGGTCTTTGCGCTGGATGGCCGCTCGACGACGCCTTCGATCCGCGCCGCATTCCGCCAGAACGACTCGCGGTGATCCATGGCGGCGGCGTCTTCGGCGAGCAGCCGCCGCAGGGTTTCCAGCGGCGACAACCCCATGAGCGGATTCAGCGGATCGTAGCCGCCGAAGTAGACGATCTCGGACGGCGGAAAGTCATAGACGGCGCCGCGCGCCGTGATCCAGCGAAACGCAGTCGGCGACAGTCCGCCGAGCACGACGACTTGATCGGGCGGCAGGCGCTGCAGGCCGATCCGGTTGCCAGCTTCGCGCAGCTTCAACCAGTAAGCGTTGAAGTAGATGCCAAGGTCTTGCATCAACGTTTCGATCAGCCGATAGCGCGTGACGAACGGCGTCGGGTGATAGAGCCAGGTTGCAAGCTCGTGATCGGCGAGTCGCTCGCGATCGGTATCGCTGACGCGGCGGAAGACGTGGATGCCCAACTGCGCGACGTTGCGCGCGAGAAAGTCGATCACCGTGCGGACGTTCGGTTGCGTCGTGTAGAGATACGCATACGTCTGCGGGTTCGTCGTGCAGCCGCCGTATGACCAGCCGGTGGCCCACGGCGGATCACTGGCCGTCAGTCCGGCGAGCGCCTGCACGGCCTGCAACGATCCGACGCTGCGCACGATCGCCATCAGGGCAAGACCTGCAGAAAGGCGACGTTGTCGCGATGAATGACGACGTCGCCGTCAACCGGCGTCGCCGGGCCAGCCGGACGCAAGAGCGCCGGTTCGCGCAGCACAAGCCAGGCGCCTCGGCTGTGCCAGAGCACGCCGCGCACGGCGACGTCGCTGTCAGACTTCAAGTTCACAATCACGCTGCGCAACAGACAGGGGGGGCGCCACCAGAGCAGACGACTCAACTGCACCGGACGGCAGCGTGCGGCGGCGCGGACGCGCCGGTCAATATTTCATCCGTTAAATCGCGCGGCAGGCGCAAACAAAAAGGTCAGATGCCGAGCCGCCGCGACAGCGTGACCGAGCGCGGCCGACGCGCCGCCGTCGCCGTGCGCAGATAGCTGGAGATCGCGCGGCGGATCACGACCTGCACGCGGACGCGATCGGCACGCGCGATCGCGTCGAGCCGATCGAAGTCGCCAGGCGTCAGGTTCAGGCACAACTGCGCCGAAGGCGCGCCGGACTCGTCGAGCGCCGGACGGCCGCGCGGACGCTTCGGCATCGTCATGTCAGTTCGGCGTCGGCGTGGATCACTCGTCGTCCGAGCCATTCGGCGATCTGCGGCACGAGCGCGTTGCCGAGCGCGCGCAGTCTGTCCACGCGATTGGGAATCCCATGAGCCATTCGGACAGGGCCGGGGAAAGGTGCCCACGTGTCGCTGCCGAATAGGGGTCCATAGTCGAGCGCACGTTCGACTCTTCGCCGAGTGCAGGGCAGTCGCACTCGTAAGCGTGCAGCGGCCAATGGATCACACACAGGTAATCCTCGCAGCACGAGCACGGAATCCAATCCGGCAGATTCTCCGCGAACTCGTCCAGTTGTCCCGTCCGCTGGCCGTAGCGGTGACTGCCTTTGAAGTCGTTCGCGCCGGGGGTAGGCAACCAGCCACACGCGCTCTCGTCTATGTGGGGCACCAACGACCCATGCAGGTATGCAATCCCATTCCGCGTCATACCCGCACTCGGCCAAGTCTCCGAGAACCGTTCCGAAGCTCCGTCCAGCGTCATTTGACAGTAACCCTGTGACGTTTTCAGCCAGCACCCAGCGGGGTCGTATGTCGCGAATGATTCGTGCGAACTCGGGCCAGAGATCGCGTGCGTCGTCAGATCCGCCGCGTCGGCCAGCGACGGAGTGCGGCTGGCAGGGAAAGCCTCCGCAAATAATGTCCACTGGTGCGAGACAGTCGGCGCAGGCGGCGCCGTCGTGCGCGGCTTGTCCGTGCGTCGTTCGGACATCGGCGTATCTCCTGACGTCGGGCCAGTGCTTCGCGAGCACGCGCCGACAATACGGATCGATCTCGACTTGCCAGACGATCTCGCAGCCTGCGCGTTCCAGGCCGAGATCGAAGCCGCCGATTCCGGCGAACAAGCTGCCGACTTTCATTCGACGAGTCCCATCGGCCAGCCGCGCTGCACGCGCTCGCGTTCGACGCGCAGCTTTTCTCCCGTGCTACTCGTCGCCGTCCAGCGCAGATGCTGCGGGTAGCCGTCCACAAACGCGCACGTCCATTGCACCCGGTAGCCGTGTTCGTTGATCTCAGCCTTCGGCGTCGAACCGTGCTCCAGTTCGATCAGCGTCGCGGCCAGGTTCCGGCGGACGCAGACGACGTGACTCTCGATCAGGCCGACGTAGACGATCATGCGACGATCAGCACGGGGTCTTCGGCTGGCACGTCCGGCCGCGCGCGTAAGACAAGGTTTCTCGCAATCACTGCGGCCATGACCGGATCGATCCGGCCGCGCGACTTCTTCTTGATCGGAAAAATATTGCCCTTGCCGTCGCGCTGCACGACGGCATTGCCGTGCGTCCACATCAGCAGCGGACAGCCGCCGCCGTCCACGTTTCCCGCGAGCACGTCCGCTTCATACGCGCTCGCGCCGCTGGACATTCCGGCATAGGTCTGCGCGACTTCGACGACGCAGTCGCGATCGAAGCCGTCATCGTCAATCAACTGATCGACGAGCACGTCGGCATGCCATGGATCGAAGCCGACGCGCGCAATGCTGAAGCGGTTGCGCATTGCGCGCAGCACGTCGCGGATCACGCTGTGATTGACTTGCGTGCCAGGCGTCGTCCGCAGGACCGGCTCGCCGTCGATTCCGATCTCGGACGCCCAGCGGAGATACGGCGCGCGATCGCGATGCGCGCGCTCGGCGAGCGTCTCTTCGGGCGTCCAGACCCAGCGCAGCAGGCGATAGCGCGCATGCGTGTCGGACGGCGGAAAGAGCGCCACCATGGCGCAGAGATCGAGCTTGCTCGCGAGATCAATGCCGATGTAGCAGACTTCGCCGCGCAGATCGTCGAGCGTCCAGTCGTCGGACTGTCCGGCACGCCAGCCGTCGATCGATAGCCACGGCTCGCGCGCGGCTATCCACAGGTTGAGCCGTTTCTGCTTGTATTCGGGCGCGCGGCCAGGCGCATGGACGGCGGCGAGCACGGCCTTGCGCATGTCGTCCGGATTGACGGAGATCCCCCACATCGGATTCGCCTTGATCGCCGTCGCTTCCGTCGTCCAGTCGTCGTCCGGATCGGCGTGCGCAATGAAGGCGAACGTCGAGTCTGTCGCCGCGTCGGCTGGCAGTGTCTCGTCGAGAATCTGACAGCAGTAGGTGTGCATCTCGCCGCACGGACTGACGAGATCGTCACCGGCCGTCGTGATAATGAAATGTAGAAACGTCAGCCGCGCGCCTGTCGCGGATTCCATGACATCGACGAGCGCGCGCGTCTTGTGCGCATGAAACTCGTCGGTCACGATGCAATACGGATTCAGGCCGTCCGTCGAATCGGCGTCGGCGCCGAGCGGCTCCAGTTTGGCGTCGAGCGCGTCGCGGTGCAGGTTGTGCGCGAGCACGCGCACGCGCGAGCGCAGGCCGGACGATCGCACGAGCTTGCGCGCCGCGTCGAAGCACAGCTTCGCTTGCTGCCGCTTCGTCGCGATCACGTAGCCTTCGGCGCCAGGCTCGCCGCTGAAGAAGGTCTGATAGAGCGCGACGATGGCTGCTTCGAGTGTCTTGCCGCTCTTTCTCGGCAGTTCGTTATACGCCGTCGTGAAACGCGGCAAGCCGCTCGCGGCGTGCTTCCAGCCGAAGACGCTGCCGAGCCGAAAGCGCTGCACGTCGGCGAGCACGATCGGCTTGCCTGCGAACTGCTCGCCTTTGTAGTGCCGTAGCTGTCCGGCGAAACGAAAGAAGCGCTCGGCTTCGTGGACGTCGAAGCGATACGCGAAGTCGCCTGCGGCTTCGCGTGCGCGATCGCGCAAGTGTCGCGCGCAGGCGAGCCGATGATATTGCCCGGCAGGCACGACGCGCTCGACGACGGCCGTCGCGTAGCGATCGACGTCGTTAGTTCGGCTTGCTCGTGCTGGCATGACTGCGGCCGTTCAGCGTCGGGCCTTTCGGCGCCGCGCCGCGTGTCGGCAGATCGAACTCGGCGAAGGCGTCGCCAGGTTCCTGCTCGGCCGCCGCCGCGACGCGCGTGCGCGCCGCAGGCGTCAGGCCGAGCGCGTCCCACAGGCGCGCGCAGTGCAAGAGCGACTTGTGCGCGATCTGCATGTAGGGATTGGGAATCGGGTTGTCGCTCTTCGCCGAGCGCAGCACGCGCCGCGTCGGCGGCGACTGCGCGAGCGCGTCCTGATAGACGGACCACTGCTGACAGGCGGCGAGCAGCACATTGCGATCGGCCTGCGTGACGACGCGCGCTTCGCGCAGCAGCGGCGCCAGGCGCGTCCATTCCGCCGCCGCGACAGCGTCGCTGGCGAGTTCCGGCGGCACGGCGTCGAAGCTGTCGTCGGCGGCGGCGATCTGCGGCTCGTCGGCGTTATACGGACGTCGGCCAGGATTGCCGCGCAGCTTGCGCAGCGCTGTCGGCGTCGGCGCCGGACCGCGCTTCATGCTGACGCCTGCTCGGCGCGCAGCAGCACGCCGTCGCGAATCGCGCGTGCAATCGCCGCCATCATGGGCGGCGGCACGGCGCGGCCGAGCCGCTCCCACTGCTGGCCGTAACTGCCGGTCAAGACGAAGTCGTCCGGAAAGCCGCAGATCCGCTTGACTTCCGCAATCGTCAGGCGGCGCCGTTCGACGCCCAGCGTAATTTCGTTATGCGTGAAGCGACGGCCGAGCGTCAGCACAGTCGGCGCAGGCGTGTCGAGCGATCGCCGATCGTGCTTCGTCTGGACCCATTCGACGACGCCGCTGCTGGCGCCGCTGGCGAATTGATAGTCGCTGTGTCCGCCTGTGCCGCTCATCTTCGCGCGCACAGTCGGCGCCGGACGATCGATCGCATGCAGCCGCGCGGCTTCGCGCGCGTTGCTCGTGACGATCGCATCGACGGCGCGCGTCGCCACGATCGGCGGCGACGGTCCGGCCGCGTCAAGCCAGCGATCGTGGATCACGCCGTCCTGCACGGCGTTGAGTTCCGGCAGCGCGTCGCGCACGCTGTAGCGATACGGCAGCGGCGTCGGAAAGACCGGCGCGCGTGCCAGGTCCCGGCGGACGCCGACGAAGATCAGCCGCTTGCGCACTTGCGGCACGCCGAGCCATTGCGCGTCGAGCAGCCGCGCTTCGACGTTGTAACCGAGCGCGACGAAGTGCGCGAGCAGCCGCTTGAACATCCCCTTCGCCACGCCTTGCACGAGTCCGGCGACGTTCTCGGCGACGAAGACGCGCGGCTGCAGTTCGTGCACAAGCCGCGCATACTCGAAGAAGAGATCGTCCACGCGCTGCTTCGTGTCCGAGTAGGTCTTGACGGCGCCCCATTGCGCCTCAAGCTGTCCGGCTGTCGAGAAGCTCGCGCACGGCGGCGAGCCGTCGAGCACGTCGAGCTTGCCGACTGGAATGCCCGTCGCGGCGACAATGCTGCTGCCGCGCACGGCGCGCACGTCGCGCGGATCGATCGTCGTCGTCGGCCAGTTCGCGCGGTAGCTGTCGCGTGCCGCCGACACGAACTCATTGGCCCAGACGACGTCGAAGCCTGCCATCCGATAGCCGAGCGACGATCCGCCGCAGCCGCTGAACGTGGACGCCACCGTCAAGCCGCAGCGCGGCAGCGTCGCGATCTCGGCCATGCTCGGCAGGCAATACGGCGGCTTGATCACGTCGTCGGCTCGCTACCAGGCGCCGCGTCCGCTGCCGGTTCCGCCGCTGCGCCGTCCGTCTTCGGACGGCCGGACCATTCATAGCCGCACGACGGACAGCGATAGGCCGTCTCCAGATCGGCGCCGACGCGCACGAACTCAGTCGGCGCGTCCGGTCCGAGCAGCCGCACGCGCTCGGCGTCGGTCCAGAACGGCTGCAGATCGAGTCCGGCGGCGTCGTCCGCACGCAGTTGCTCGACGTTCCAGCCTGCCAGTTCGGCTGCACGGTTGTCGTAGATCGCGAGCGCGCGCTTTTGCTCGGCCGTCAAGTTGCGCCGCCGCACAGCGACGATCGTCTCGCCGTCCGCTTCGACGACGTGCAGCTTCGTGATCCCCGCTTCCGCCGCCGCGTCGAGCGTCGCGTTTCCGGCGAGCACGACGTCGTCTTCGTCAATCACGATCGAGCGCGCGGCGCCGACTGCCTGCAGCGCTTCAACGACCATGCTGACGTTACGCGGCGTGTGCGATCGCCGATTCGCTGGATCTGGCCGCAGTTCCTTTATGTGTTCCACGCGAAAACCCTAGCGAAAATGCAGATTCCGTAACCTGCGACCGTGTGCGACCGGCTCTGGGTCGGTTTGGAAGGTGTCCGGTTCTGTGGCCATCTCGACCACCCCCCCCCGGCCGGTCCGCGCGCGCGATCGATCGCGTCGCGACGACGCGCGCGGCGTCACACGCCGCCTGATCGGAGCAGTTCTGCGATCACGACGAGCAGCACAGCTATCCAGAGCGGCGCGCGTCCCATGGCGGCGGCGATCGTGACAGCGAAGGCGAGCACGAGCAGCAGCACGACGAGCGTGAACGTCATCGGTTCGTCTCCAGTGATCAGGGCGACGGCGGCGCGAGCGCGCCTTCGTGCGCGATCGCCTTGCGTCGGTTGCAGTTCGCGCAGAGTGACTGGCTGTTCATGGGATCGCAGTGCGCGCCGCCTGCGCTCAGCGGCACGATGTGATCCGTCACGGTGGCTCGTGTCCATAGGCCAAGCTGCACGCAGCGCGAGTGTTCTGCGTAGCGATAGAAGTCTGTGCGTTCGCCGCAGTAGCGATGCCGCGCCAGCCACGCGCGGGAGTAGGCAGCCCAGACGGCGTCGTATCCGCGCGCCGTCGCGCCAGGCCGTAGACGATCCGCCTTGCGTCGGCAGGCTGGACAGCGTCCACCGTCTGTCAGGTTCGGACAGTTCGGCGTTGAACAGAAACGCCGCGCCGGACGGCTCATCGGGTCGGGAGTGTCGCATGCGGCGTGCGTATTTGTCCACGGTAAAAGCCAGCGACAGCGACGCAGGCCGGATGCTAGACTGCGCCGCCATGCGTCACACGCCGCCGGTTCGCCACACCGGACGCCGCAGACGTCGGCACACGTATGCAGACGTCGGCAACAGTTGACGGCAAAACGGCGCGCCAGGCTGGCAGCGTTGACGCAGGCGGCGCAAACGACGCAGCGGCCGTGCGTCAGGCCGTCGTCAGACGTCGTCGCTCAGCGGGGCGCTGGCACCGTCGAGCTTAGCCGTCACAGGTTCCGCGCTTGTCCACATACGTCCGTGCTTGTCTCGATGTGGCCGTAGAATGTTTCCCGTGGAACCATTCAGGCCACAGGACAGGAACCCCATGAGCGCACCACAGGCCGTTACCGTCGTTCGGATCTCGGACATCACGATCGCGGATCTCGCGATCTTCATGCTGAAGTGCTACGTCGCGTCGCTGCCGGTGATCGCGCTCGTGCTCGGCGGACTCGTGCTGCTGCGCAATCTATGACCGACGACGACGTCGCCGCGCGGATCGACGCCGCCGAAGCGGCGCTCGACGCCTGCGAACGCAGCGGCGCCGATGGCTACGACGCCGCGCACGACGCGGCGCTCGCCGCTGAAGCGCATGCCGCGCATACGGCGCTCGCGCGCTTACTCGTGCTGCTGCTCGTCGTGATCGCCGTGCTGCTCGTCTTGCTGACCTTCTCGAAATTGCCGAGCTTATGAGCAAGAAAACGAATCACGACGTCGTCGCCAAACTCGATGCGCTGTATGCGACGCTGCCGACGATCGCCTGCAAGAAGCTCTGCGGCGAGTCGTGCGGACCCGTGCTGCTGACGCGCGACGAAGCCGAGCGCGTCCGCCGTTACGGACATGCCAGGCTGCGCACGGACGCGACGACGGCGACGTGCAGCGCGCTCAGCGCGCGCGGCACGTGTCGCGTCTACGCGGCGCGGCCGTTGATCTGCCGGGCGTGGGGTCTGGTCAAGCGCATGTCGTGTCCGTTCGGCTGCGTGCCGGATCGCTGGCTCTCGGACGCCGAGTTCGCGCGGCTGGCGGCGACGAGCGAAGAGATCGCCGGTTCGCTGATGCTGACGACGCCGGACGGACCGCAGGCCGTTGCCGACAGCTTCCGCACGCTGCGCTTTTTCGACGGACTGGAACGCGCCGAGAACGATCCGATCGTTGCCGCTGAGTTTGAGCGGCTCGCCGAGCACACGCGCGCGCTGCGCGCCATTCACCACGGACAATGCATGGGAGTCGCGCCAGGCGACGCCGGTTCGTGGACGCGCGTCGGTGCGCCGCCGTTGAAGCGCGACGTATGAGCGCGCGCCGCGTCGTGATCGCCGTGTCGAGTCCAGAGCGTTACTTCGCCGACGACTTGAGCGGCTTTTGCTCGCGCTGCGGCTGCGTCGTTTTCTTCCGGCCGCATACGACGACGGCCGTCGCGCTCGCGGAACGGATCTGCAGTCCGTGCTTTCTGAAGTGGACGCCTGACGACGGCGACGTCGTCGAGTTCGTCACGAGCGAAGAATCGATCCGCGAAGCCGCGCTCTACTTCGCGAAGACGGGCCGCACGCAGTGATGCTGCACTACGTGCTCGACGACGACGGCGAACCGCGCGCGGAACCCGACGTGCTCGCATGGGCGCGATGGTTTGAACGCGCGAGCAAAGACGGCTCCCGGATACTCGCGCACGATCGCGACGAAAGCGGCGATAGCGACGTGCTCGTGTCCACGGTCTTTCTCGGCCTTGATCACAACTTCAGCGCGCACGGCAAGCCAGTGCTCTGGGAAACGATGATTCTTGGCGGACCGCTCGATCAGTATCAGCAGCGCTACTCGTCCGCCGCCGCCGCGCACGCCGGACATCGCGAAGCGTGCCGACTGGCGAACGCCGCCAGGCCGAAGAAGAAATGAAACCGCCGCCGTATGCTGACGGACTGGAGCACGTCCGCGACATGCTGCGCGACGTGCGCGACGCCGCGCTCGACGCCAGCGACACGATCGCCGCCGAGCACGGTCCGGGCCAGATGCAAGTCGGCTTGCCGCTCGTGCTGCTCGATCTGATGATTCTGCAGTTAGACGGCGCGAAGGAATACCGCGACGCGCTGCGCGTCTACCATTGGCGATCACGGCGCCTGATCTGGATCAACGGCATGCTCGCGCTGATCGGCTTCGTGCTCGGCGGCGTCAGTCTCGGCCTGTGGCTATTCCGCTAAGTCGTCGTCGGCGTCGCCGTCTGTCGCGCGGACGCGCAGCGCGAGCAGATCGGCTTCGTCGATCCGATAGTGGCCGGACGGCAGGCGCGTCGCTGGAAGTTTGCCGCTGCGAATGTAGCGGCGCAGCGTCTTCGTGCTGACGCCGATCGCTGCCGCCGCCGCGACGACCCGCAGCACGCGCGTCATCGCAGCAGTGCCTGCCGCACGAAGTCGAGCGCCGAGCCGTCCGCGACTTGCTGCGGCGTCGCGCGCAAGACGCGCCAGCCTTCGACGATCGCCGTGTTCAGCTTCAGGCAGTCTTCGGCGAAGCCTGCGGCGCGATGATGTCGGCCGCGCACAAAGCCGCCGCCGTCGATCTCGATCGCGAGCTTCGCGTCAGGCCAGCACCAGTCGAAGCGCCAGGCGCGTCCGCGTGACGCGGCGAAGTGATATTCCGGCAGCGGACGCGGCAGGCCGACGCTGACACACAGCCGATCGAACGACACGCCGCTGCTCGTGCTCACGCAGGCACGCTGTCGGCATCGTTGACGGCGGCTTCGAGACAATCGGCCAGCGTCAACGCCTTTTGATGCTGATCGGCTTTCAGCAGCTTCTGCCGTTCCATTCGATCGAGCCGCTCGCGCAGACACTGCCGCTCTTCGAGCGAACGTGGATCGTAGATCTTGCACGCCTGCGCGGCGTTGTGTTCGTCCACTTCAACGACCAGCAGGCAGTTGCGGCCGAGCAGTTCATGGAAGACGCGATAGAGCCGCCGCCGCACGCGCTTCTTGTTTGTCGGCACGTTGCCTGCGAAGAAGACGCGCGCCAGTTCCCCGATCGGAATCCAGCGGCGCCGTCCGCCATGATCGCGCACATACTCGGCGACAAGATCAGGATGCCAGCGGCCGTCCGACGGCACGATCCGATCGCCGAATTGCACGAGAGTCGGCTTGGTGCGTTTGACGATCGCGCGATCGTTCGGCGCCGTCAATGCGAAGTCGCTGCCCTTGCCCGTTATCTCGTCGTGTTCGTCGGCCATGATTCAAATGCTCCTTTCAGCACACTGCTTGAGCCGATCGCGGACGTGATTCAAGCGTGTCATCGCGTCGCGTGATCCGCCTTTGTCGGGGTGAAGCTCCTGCGCGAGCACTTTGTATCCAATGTCGATCAGTTGCAGCGCGAGCTTGCGCTGTGCCTCGCGCTCGTCGGCGCGTTTCAATTCTTCGCGCGCCAGGTTCAGCGTGTCGGTATCGACGCGCTCGACGATCTTCTTGACTGGCTCGTGCCACGTCGGCGGACGAACCGTATGCGGCAAGTTGTAATTCGGATTCGACGTCTTCCGAATGAAATCGCTGAGACTCGAAAACGGTAGTGCACTACCGTTTTGCTCGGCCGCATGTTCGGCCGCATGTTCGGCCAGTCGCATGTAGTGCTTGGCCGTTTCCATCGAGAGTGCGAAGTTACGCTTGACCCACGGCAGAAACTCGCCGTGCGCTAGTTGCTCCTTTGCTTCGAGCAGCTTCTCGCCTGCGTCGCGGAAGTATGGCAAGCCTGCGCGCTCGGCCGCTTCACGCGCGCGCTGCAGATCGTCTTTGATCAGCGGCACGAGCACGCGCAGCGGACGTGCGATCGTTGTGCCGCTCTTCTTTTCCAGTTGAGTCATGACGTCCTTTCAGTGACCGGCGCGAAGACGTGCTCAAACGGCCGCGCATAGCGCTTCTCGATCAGCATGTAGGGCGTGCCGCTGCCGACGCCGTTGCGCGGCGCCGGACCCAGCCAGCCGCGCTGCGTGGCCTGTCGCGGCGTCAGCACGGCGCCGCTGTCGAAGACGAAGAATGTCGGCGTGAAGAAGTGATCCGCGTAGATCGTCGCGACGGCGATCGCGTCGCATTCGATCGCCAAGTTGTCCGTCGTGTCGTTCGCCTTCTTCGCGTCGATCAGCGCGGCGAACGGCCGCGACGGACAGACGGCGATAATGTCCGGCATCCAGCGAATCAGCAGCGGCCGACCGCAGGCGTCTTCGATCTGCCGCAGCACGTCGCGGCAGTCGTCCGGCAGTTGTCCCTGCCCGAAGGGAAACGCGAGCCAGCCAGGCAGCGCGCGGAACCGTGCGAGCACGGCCGCTTCGGCCGCGCGCGCCGCCTGCATGCGCGCGTCGAAGCTCACGCGCGCGCCTTCCGAAACTGCGACGCCGCCGGACACGTCGCGAAGTGCGAATACTTCGTGTCAATCGTCGTCAGCGTCGCGCCGTCGAGCCGCTCGTGCACGGACTCGACGACGAGCGGCGCGTCGATCGGCATGCGCTTGCCGTTCGTCGTCGTGACCCATTCGATCAGCCGCGCACATTCGCGCGCGCGGCAGCGCCGCAGTTCCGGCGGCGTCGCGCGAACGACGTCGATCAGCGACACGACGCCGTTTCCATGGACAGGCGCACCAGTTCGGCGCGCACGGCCGTCAGCAGGTTCCGTTTCTGCAGCCAGGCGGCGCGCATGCTCGCTTCGATCTCGGCGCCCAGATCGAGTTCATGCATGATCGCGAGACTGCTGTCGAGATCGTCGATCCAGTCGTCGAGCGCGTTCAGCATCGGCCGATTCATGACGGCCGCGCCTCGTCGAGCGGCAGCGGCCGATCGACTTTCGCGCGCTTCCGTCCGCTGCGCGCCTTCGTGCCTGCACGCTTGCCGAGACTCGCGAGCGACTTGCGGAGTTCCGCGAGCGTCGTGCGAATCGTCGCGGCGGCGTCTTCGTGCTGCTGCAGATCGTCGCGCAGCCGCGCGATCGCCTGCGTGACGTCGTCGAGCGACGGCGTCTTCGAGTTCGTATCCGTGATCGTCATGCGTCGTCTTCTCCGGTTTGCCGCTGCCGGACGTCGCGATCATCGCGAACGGCTGGCGGCGGCGTGATCGTGGGCTGTGCCTTCGGCGCGTCGAGTGACGGCGGCGGCTCGGCGGCGATAAGTTCAGCAGGCGGCTGCTCGCCGAGAATCCGATCGGCGCAGACGGCGCAGCGCAAGGCGCCGCTGATCAGACGCCGCAACGGCACGCCGGGCGGCACCATGTCGCCGCAGCTACCGCAGCGCGCCACCGGCCGGATCTCGCCGGACTTCGTCGGCCGTCCAGGCGCCGCATACCAGCCAGCACGCAGCGGCGTCATGCGCGCGCCGCCTTCCGGTGATGCCGTGCGCTGTCGAGCGCCTTGCCGATCGTCGCGCCGTCGTAGGCAATGTGAAGCTCGGCGCAGCGCTCCTTGACGGCGGCGCGTAGCTCTGGCTCAGGCAGTTGCGTGTCGGCGAACTCTGTCGCGACGAGCTTCGCAATCACGGCGACGTTGTCGTCAGGCTCGCGCGGGTTGGGGTCATGCGCCCGAAAGGGCGCGTATTTATCTTTGTTCTGTTCTCTTCCCTTAACGTTCAGTTCCGCGCGCGCGCGCGAGCCGGGAAGTGCGTCGTCTGCCGCCGGTTGCCGCGCAGTGCCGTCGTCTGCCGCATCTTGCCGCGACGTGCCGGTGTGTGCCGTGCGCGGCGGCGGCGCGCTGAACTTCGACGCCGTCTCGCGCTGCTTCAGGCCAGGCTGATGTTGTTTGAAGTCAACGATTTGCATCGCACGTTTCCCGAGCGCCGGATCGAGATAGCGCGTGATCAAGCCGACGTCGTCGAGCGCGTCGAGCGCCGCGTCGAAGTCGGCCAGTGCGCGCGGCGACGTCGGATCGACTTGATGCTTGACGGTGAAGGCGTCGCCGTCGAAGCGGCCGAGATCGTCGGCGTGCACGACCAGGAGCGGATAGAGCGCTTGCGCGAACTCAGCCAGATCGGGCGCGCGCGTATGCAGCGCCGCGCGCTTCTCTGACGTGCTGAGCGACTTGGACAGCAGCCGCGCGCGCGCCATGGTCACGCCTTCTCGAAAAGCGGCAGCGGTTTGCGATCGGCAATGCGGCCGAGCAAGTCGTGCACCTTCTGCGCGCGCAGATCCATGTCCTTGCGCAGCGCCTTCGCGCGGCTGTCGGCCATGGCGAACGCCGTCGCGGCGGCGCGGTGATCTTTCTCGAAGGCGAGCAAGTCGGCCATCAGATGGTGGACGTTGCCGCAGTCGGACTCGAAGACTTGCCAGTGCTCGTCGCGCTCGCGGTTCAGCCGCTCGACGTCGTCGAGCGCGCCTGTGAGCGGCAAGCCGTTGAGCAAGTGCGCGCAAAAGCCGCCGCTCGTGATCTCGCTGGTGACGTCGAGCGCGCCGAGAATGAAGCCGTTCTCGTCGGCTTCGATCGCGTAGATCGTCGGTTCCTGTATGTGCTTGATGAGCGATCGCGTCATGACTTTCCTTCCGTGTGGGTGTGCTCTTGAATCCAGCGCAGCGAGACAGGCGTCGGCCAGCCGCGTCCGCGCCACCAGTTGATCAGCCGCGCGAGCCAGTCGTCGAAGCGCGGAATCATGCGTGCCCTTCTTCGACTTCGACGACGACGAGATACGCGCTCGACGGGCCAAAGCTGTCGCGCACGCGCGCGGCCGACTCGAAGCTGTCGAACTCCTGCAGCGGCGGATCAGGCGCGCGTGCCAGGTCCGCCAGCCGCCGGAAGCTGCCATCGACGAGCAGCACTTCGAGCGGCGCCGTCATGACGAGAAAGCGCGTGCGGCTCATGACGGCGGCACGATCCGCAGCGTGCGCTCGGCTTCGAGCGCGGCGTCGAGCGCGGCGAAGCAGCGCGCGAGCTTCGCAATGTGCGCGGGTGTCGCGTGCACTTCAGACACGAAGCGCACGGCGCCGTCTGCCGGAATCACGAGCGTCAGGCTCGCGCAGTCCGGCGGCACAAGTTGCTCGTCGATAAAGATCCGCATGAGTTCGCGCGGAATCCGAAATGCCATCAGCGTCTCTCCCGTTCGATCGCCAGTCGTAACCGGACGTCAGCAGGCCAGCGCTGCCAGCCGCCGTCGTCGCCTTCGCCGCCGTAGATCGCGATCGGCGTGCAGGCGTGCGGCGTCCACGCCCGATGGCCGTCGCAGTAGCCGACGCCGACGCCGGTATCGATCTCGTCTCGCCACACGACCGGCGCCCGGCACCCCCACATCCGGCACGCGAACGGGTGCGGCGTCAGGAATGGCCGTTCCAGCCGCTGGCAGGCCGTATAGGCGACGATCTCGGCGGCGTCGGCCATTTCCACCTACCGGCGTCCGGCCGCGACGTCGCGGCTGCGGACGGCTTCGACGCCCGGTATCGCCAGACGGCCGCGCAGCGAGCGCGCCTGCGCGTCGAGCGCCTTGCTGTCCGGTTTGAGCAGCGCCAGATACGCCGGATGCTCGACGGCGGCGGCGACGAGCGCGGCGAAGTTGACGACACGCGCCGTCCAGGTTTCCCGGTAGCGGATGCCGGACACGTCCGGCGTCGCAGGCGGCACGACGGCGACGGGCGCGCCTTGCGCGATCAGCGCTTCGACGCCGACGACGTCGCCTGCTGTCGCCGCTTCGGCGATCGCCTGCCGGACGGCGGCACGCGCGACGGCGTCGAGTTCGGCCTGCTCGCGTTCGCGATCGCGCTGCCGGGCCGTGTCCCAGCCGACGAGCAGATCTTTCGCAATGCGCTCGGCTTCGACGGCGGCGGCTTCCGCGTCTTTCTTCTCGCGGCAGAGCGCCCGGTGCGCGTCATAGGCGCGCGCAATGTGCGGATCGAACGTCGCGGCGATCTCGGCGCGTAGTGACTTGACGCCCAGCAGGAACTCGGCGACTTGCCGATACGTGTCGCTGTCCACGATCGTCAGCGCGCGCGCCTGCACGGACAGATCGAGCGCGACGGCCGCGACAGCAGTCGGCCGATCGGCACTGTTCATGCGATCGATGTCGTCTCTCACAGCCACCCCCTGCGCGCGCACGCGACGGTCAGCGCGGCCAAGAAGATCGTCTCGTCGCTGCGCTTCGTCAGCGGGATCAAGCGATACGTCGCGTCGTCGAGCAGGTTCAAGCACCAGCGGCGACAGCGGCGCCGGACGTGCGGCGGCAGCATCTGCACATAGCCGCTGACTTGCCAGCCGACGAACGCTGGCGCGCTGCCCGTCTTCACGTCGATCACGTCGATCGCGTCGTCCACGCTCGCAAGCGCGGCGATCGACGGCGGCGTCGGCAGATGGCCGCGCAGATCGAGCGTGCCCGCACAGCCGAGCGCCGGATCGGCGAGCCGCTCTTCGACGGCGTCGATCCGGATCTGACTCTCGGCCAGGAAGTTGATATAGGCGTTGACGTATGGCGCGATCTCGTGCGCCATCGCGTCGTCGCGGCCGAGATCGACATAGCCGCGCTCGTGCCACAGTTCGATCGCCGCGTGCACGAGCGTGCCGCGCCGCCGCGCGTCGTCCGTGAACTGCGTCCGATCGACGAGTCCAGCTTCGCCGAGCGCTTGCGTCACGCTGATCAGATCGCGGCCGTCGATCGAGTAGCGATGCCGTCCGACGTCGAGCACGAGTCCCGGCGGCGTGAACGTCGGCAGATCGACGCTCGACGTCATGACGCCGCCGTCGTCGCGCACTCGTCGGCTTCTTTCCACCAGGACGGCAGACGCTGGCCAGTGTGCCGCACGCCTTTGTTGTAGATGTCGCAGATCGTCGCGGCGACACACTGCACCTTCGCCGCGCCCGTGCGCTCGCGCTGCGTCTCGGCGCGCTGAATCACGCCGCGCGCGCCGCGCGGCAGTTGCGCCAGTTGCTGGATCAAGTGCTTCTCGTGCGTCTTGCCGTTGAAGCGATTGAAAACCATCCCGACGCCGCGAATCAGATAGGCGTCGAACGCCTGCGGATCTCCGCCGTAAGCGTCGCGCAGCGTGCGGATCGTCTGGCCGAGCACGGTTGATCCGGCCGCGTCGTAGACGGCGCCGATCGCGCTGACGGCGCCGACGCAGTTCGGATCTTTGGCCTGACTGACCTTCAGGCCGTTTGCTTCGACGATCCGGCGGATGTCACATTCCCGGCCGTGCTCGGCCGTGCACGCGACATGGAACTTCTCGAATGTCGAGATCGCGCGGCGATCGTCGCGGCCGAGAAAGATGTCGGCGGCTTGCGCGTCCGTCAATCCTTCGTAGACTTCGGCATCGATCACGCCAGGATCGGTGCCGTGGAACCAGAGCTTCAGCGCGGCAATGCGATGCTGCCCGTCGAGAATCCAATAGACGCCGTTGCGGAAGTTGACGATCGGAATCCCGAGCTTGTCGGGATCGAAGTGCGCTGCGTATTCTTCGGCCTGCGCGCGATTGAACTTGCGCTGAGTCACGAGCACAGGCGGCACGCGCATTTCGGCCACCGGCACCGGCCGCACCTTTGACGTGCGGCTTGTCTTCTTCGGTTTGCTGCTCATGGGGTGTGCTCCTGCAGTTGACGAATGAAGCGCGCCAGGTCCCGGCGCGCGCGTTGAAGAGACTTAATCCACGGCGGGAGCTTCGCCGCAGACAGCGTGCGGAAGTCGATCAGGTTCGTGTCGGCACACAAGTGCTCGGCCTGTTCGACCATCGATTCGACGATCCGCGTCGAGTCCAGCCGCCGCGCATGATGCATGACGGCGTCGGCGCGCACGACAATGCCAAGCTGCCGCAGGCGCACCCGACAGCCGTTCAGGCTGACACCGAGCGCGGCGGCGATCTGCTGCGACGTGTGTCCGTCGTCGGCGAGCTTGCGCATGCGCGCGATGCGCGCTTCGACGGCCGCGCGTGACCTGAACGGCAGCGGATCGGACGACGACGGCGGCGGCACGCGCTCACCAGGAGACAAGCCGATCGCGCGCCGCACGGCCGTCGCTTCCGCATGTCCCAGATGCAATTCACGGCAGACGTCTTCACGGCTCGCGCCTTCGGCGAAGCGCTCAGCCGCGCGGCGCCGCTTCTCGGCTTGCGCTTCCGGCGACGCTGAATAGCGCTTGCCGTCGCGGCCGATCAGCACCGGGGGTGCCGCCGGATGGCCTGTCGAGTCCACCCGGCCGCGTATGTCGCGCCGCACACTATCGACGTAGCTCTTCGCGCAGCCGACTTGATCAGCGATCGCGCGTCCGCTGACGTCGGGCCACGCCGTGATCGCCAGCATGACGGCGCGCCGCACGTCCGCGTCGGTCAGGCGATAGCCGTGCTGCCGCTGCGCGCCGAGTCCATACCAGAGCGCATCACGCTCTGAGCCGACGCGCACGTCGGCGCGGATCGTCGTCTCGCCAAGCTGCCGCGCCGCGTGCACGCGATGCCAGCCGTCCGCCAGGCGATACGTCAGGCCGTCGCGGTAGACGACGATCGGCGGGAAGGCGTCGCCTGCCGCCATGCGTTCCGCATAGACCGTGACGACGCCGGAATCGATCGACGCGCGGACGTGCGCACGCGGATCGAGCGCGAGCACGTCGAGCCGGATCGGCGTGTCGGCCTGCACGGCGATCGCTGGCGCGCCTGTCATCGCCCACCATCCACGCCGTGTTCAAGCTCGCTGCAGATCTGCTCGTATTGGTCTTTCAGGATCTCGGCCGTGTGCTCGTATCCGTATTTCTTCAAGTGCGCGCGCACTTCGTCTTCGTGCCAGCCTGCGTTACGCGCGATCACCCACAGCCTTTTGACTTGCGCGTCGCTGATCGTGCTGCGACCGTTCGTCGTCGAGCGCCGCTGCGGCGGCAGTTCAACCGGATTCGCCAGCGCAGACAGCGGCGCCGTGTCGCCAGGACGCGCCGCCTGATCGAGTTCCGCGACTTCGTAGAGTCCGGCGAGTTCCTGCGGAAAGCCCTTGCGCAGCGCCGCTGCTTCCGCGCACTTGCCGAGCATTTGGTGCGGCATCCGCGTCCACATAAAAGCGTTTGACTCTGGCCGGTATTCGTCCCAGCGCGCCGTCGCCGTGAACGGGCAGCGCTCGCCTTGCACGAGCCGCCAGACGATCACCGTCGCCGCGAAGTCGCCGGACGCTGGCGCGCCGACGAAGACGGCGTCGTCAATTCCGGCACACGCGCCTGTCGCCGCCGCCCTGCTTCTCATGAAGTCGATACTCGTGACCGGCGTATACCGTCCGCCGCGCTTCGTGAAGTGCAGCAGACGATCGAGCGGGTGCACGCCGCGACGCTGGCAGTCATAGACGAAGAGATCCAATTCTTCCGGCGTCGCGTCTTTCGCGATCGTGGCGCGCACCAGTGCCAGGTGTTCCACTGTGATCAGCGGCGGCGCGTCCACAGGCGCAAGCGTGGTCAGGGGTTCAGACATAGACAGCACCTCGATCGAGCGAAAACCGAGCAGGGGGGAGCGATGGTGCGGACGGCCGTTCAGCCGTGCTTCTTGTCGTGCTTTTTCTTGCGGCGCGTCGCCGGGCGACGTTCGACCGGCTGACGCTGACGCAGTTTGCCTGCGGCGCGGCTGCGTGTCAGATCGTCGGCGACGTCGTCCGCGTGCCATCTGTATGGAAACTCCGCGCACGGCGGACAGAACGCGCCCTTATTGAGCTTCTTGCGAATCGTGGCCGGTTTCAGTCTGTAGATCTCGCTGACTTCGTCGAGCGTCAGCAGCGGAACCGGCGCGGCGGCGGCGGCAGTGTTACGCATAGGGGGTGCGTTATACATCCCGTCTGCGGAAACTGTCAAGCGGTCACAGACTGGCGCGCTTAGGTGTTCCTAGTTGTTCCTTTAAGCGCATTACTGTTCATGAGACTGAGTCGCACGCGCAGCGCTTCGGCTACACTTTTGGCAGCACACTGAAGCACACGACTTCAGACGTCAGAATGCGGAGCGACAGAACCCCATGTCTAAGCTGCCACGCGCCGCGCGCACGTTCGGCCAGAACCTGCGCGACGCCAGAGTCAACGCGAAGATCACCCAGACGGAGTTAGCCAGACGCTGCGGCTTCATGCGCCAGACGCCGATCAGCCTGTGGGAGATCCATCCTGATCACTTGCCGACGCCGCCGACGATCGTGAAGCTCGCGGCGGCGCTCGACATTGATCCGTCGATCCTGCTGCGCGACGTCGTCACGCCCTACGATCGGCTACGCACGCCGACTGCGACATTCGTGAGCTTCGCGCCGCCGAAGCTCAGTGCGCCGATGGGGCGCTGGCTCGCGATCGGCGCCGCGCTCGATCGGCATCAGTTGCTGCTGTCGCGGACGCTGGAACTCGAAGCCGTGCTGCGCTATCTCGGCGAGCCGCTGCCGAAGAGTGCTGGACCAGGCGACGCGCGGTATCGCGCCACGCCTGCAGACTCGTCTGCCGAAGCTCCGACGACGGCAAGTGCTGCCACAGCCAGATCACGTCGCGGACGACAGCGGCGTGCGCGCCGTGCGTAGACGGCAAGGCGGCGCCGCCGTATGACGGTAAGCCGCCGGTTGTGCGCGCCAGGCTGATCAGCAGCGAGCCGCGCGTCAGGAACAAAAGCGAGATCGGCCACGCCGCGAGCGCTGCGGCCAGCCAGTGAGGCGGATGCGGAAGCATAGGCCGGACCTTCCATGCCGAGATTCCGTCTGGGTTGTGCGCGCGCGTGCCGTGGGGGTGGGGTGCTAGTTGTAGAGCTTCGGGGCAAGCTCAGGACCCGCCGCCGCCGACGCCGCCGCCGACTTACGTGAACGGCAGATATTACGCCTGTGTCGCGTAAATGTTTCGCTGAAAAAATACGCCGGGTGATCGCCCAAAAAGCGACGGCCCCTGCCGGACAGTAACCGACAGGGGCCGACAGTATCGCCGCCGCGCCGACTCAGCTACTCGTGCGCATCGCGTGATCGACGGCGGCGGCGATCTGCTGCGCGTCCGTCCAGCCTTCCGATCCGTCGATCTCGAATGACTCGGCGCCGTCGCGCTTGTCGCCGCCCCACGGCCCATTCGCGGTTCCGATATTCCAGTCGCCGTCCGGCTGCTGAACGTGGATATAGCCGGGATACTCGATCACGGCGTCATGTCCGTATGACGCGAGCGTGCGCGCCACGTCGCGAAGAAGCTGCATGTTCATTTCGCGTTCCCCTTTCGGCGGCGCGTCGGCGGCGCCAGTTGCAGTTGTGTCGTGACGTCGCCGTCCGCATAGGCGCGCGCCAGGTAGAGCAGCAGCGCGCGCGCCGTGAAGCCGTCAGCGGCGGCGCGCTCGCGAAAGCGTGTCCACATCTCCGCGTCGATATCGCGCAGCAGGTAAGTCAGCGGCTCGGCCGCGTTCGTGCTCGGCGCCATTTGGTTACTCCTGACGGCTCCAGTAGCCGTATACGCAGCGATCGCCGTCGCGTGCGGGGTTGTGTGTGTCGTAGACGACGCCGTCAATCACGGCGCAGAGATGCTTCGAGACGGCGACGATCAGCCGTCCGGCCGGAAGCTCGCCGACGCGCAAGTGCACGCGACAGCCGCCGCCGATCTGCATTGTCGGCGTCCAGTGCCAGCCGCCGAGCGACTCGATAATGCGGCGCGACGTCGGCTTGTGCACGCCCGTCCGCGCGCTGCTCTTGCTGCGCCGCCGCTTGCTGCGCCGCTCGACGGCGGCGTGTCCGTTCACGAGCGCGTAAACGTCGGCATACGGCAGATGCGTCGCGATCGCGATCGCGCGCGTCACGCAGTCGTCCGCGCTGCCTTTGAAACCGGCGGCGGCACGTCCGCCGTCGTCGTAGACGAACGGCAGCGCGCTCACTGCGCGCCGCCTTCGTTGCCCGTGCCACGGCAGGCGCTGCAGGCGCCTGAACGCGGATTCACGCCCGTGCCGAAGCAGACGGCGCAGGCGCGCGGCGTGCGCGCCTTCGTGGCGATCGTCCGCAGCGTGTCGATCGCGCGCGTCAGATCGTCGGTATCGCAGTGCACGGCGCCGCTCGCGCAGTCCAGCACGCCGAAGCGCCTGATCTCTTCGCTCTCCCGATCCATCGGATTCTCCGCATGGACCCACAGCCGCAGATCGCGCGCGTCGCTCAGCGGCGCGTCGCGGTGCGCGAACGACGGCGCGACGTCGTGGTGCCAGGAGACATCGACAAGCTCGCCGCTCTGCAGAAGATCGAGCACTTCGCGCGGCATCTCCGCGCCAAACTCCGTCACGAATAGATACGCCATGGGGTTTCCCTTTCCTGTGAAACGGTTAACGAACATAAGTGATTATCAATCGGATATCAGTTCGGGGTCAAGGCGGGGAAACCCTAACAAAAAGCCCCGGTTGCCTGTGCGGCAAACCGGGGCTTTGACACGCCGCCGAGCGGCAGCTTAGGCGGCTTTCTGCAGCACGCGGCCGAGCGCCGCGAGCGCCGCCTGCGCGGCTGGCGTCTCCAGCCGCGCGCGATCGACGCCGAGCGCGCGCGACAGCAGCGCCAGTGTCGCGAGCGTGTCGTCGTCCGACTCGCCGACTTGCTGGCCGTTGTGCTGCGCCAGCCGATCGAGCGCGATCGCCACGTCCGCCGGGTTCACGATGTTGTAGTGCTCGAAGACGGTTCGCGATTCGTGGCCGGACGTCGCCATCGCGATCTTTTCCGGCACGCCTGCGCGAATCAGATTCCGCACGGCCGTGCGGCGGTAGTCATGCGGAATGCGGCCGGACACGCCTGCGTCTTTCGCCGCCGCGTGCCAAGCGTCGCGCCAGATCTTCTTGAGCATGGCGCGCTCGTGGTGGAAGTAAACCATCGCGCCGCCGTTCTCTTCCGGAAACACGAGCGGCGAGATAATGCCGCGCAGCGCGAGCGCTTCATGGAATGCCCATTGCGCGTTGATCACGTCGAGCAGTTCGCGATAGCCGCCATACGGCACGGCTCGGCCTTTGCCATTCTTCGACTTGTAGAGCGACACGACGAAGCCGACGCGATCGACTTCGCTCCACTTCAGGCCGAGCACTTCGGACGCGAAGCGCCAGCCAGTGATCCGCGCGAAGACTGCCGCCGCACGGAAGCGCTCAGGCAGGCGCGACTCGATCGCCGCCGCGTCTGCGGCCTCGAAGAATCCTTCGCGCGCCGCTGACTTCCGGTTCGCCATCGGGAAGTAAGGTTGCGCGACGAGCATGTCGAGCTTGCGCGACAGCGTGAACATGCGACGCAGCACGGCGAGTTCGTTATTGATCGATCCGTCGTTCACGCCTGCCGCCTTCCGCTTGACGCGATACGCCGCCAAGTTCGGCGTGCGGATGTCGAGCATCTTCGTGTCGCCGCCGAAGAAGTCGCGCAGCGTCACGATCCGGCGGCTGACCGTATACCAGGAGCGGCGATTGTTCATGCTGTAGTCCGCTTCGATCGCCGCGACGCCGTCGTCGAACGTGCACGCCTTGCGTCCGCCTTCCGGCACGACTTCGCCGCTCGCCGTCTTGCCGATCTTCTGCGACAGGCGGCGATTCGCTTCGTGCCAGTCGTCCGTCTTGCTCGACTCGCTGCGATCTCTGCCTTCCGCGTCCACCCAGCGCATCTGGTAGATCTTCCGTCCCTTGCCGCGTGACAGTGAGCCAGTGCCGCGCCGATTCCGTCCGTTTACCGCTGCCGTGTTAGCCATGGGGTTTGCTGTCCTTTGTTGTGCTCGCGCGTATTTGCGCGGCATGCGGATAAGCATACCATGCGTAAGGGCACGGACGCCGTCACGCCGACGCTACCAGGCGGCGAGACTCGCGGATTTACTGAATGTTTTTGCGGATTCTAGCTGGCGGCAGGCTGTCGTTTATAGAATCTACGATTTTACAAAGGCCGTTCTGGCTGTTCACGGCTGTTCATTGCCGTTCCGCGATATACCCCCGTGTTCATTGGGTGATCTCGCCTTTTCGCCAGTATCGCCGGAATCAGGCCGAAACTGCCAGATCGGCGATCGTAACGGCACGCGTATGTCACACTCTGGCCGTCCGGCGTGCCTGCCTGCGGACGGCTGAGACTATATCAGCACTCGCCGGTATGCGGCTGGGCTAGGTATTTGGACCGGATGTGTTAACGTCCGCCCCTATGGCAAATAACCGACGACGATTCAGCACTGACTTAAGCGATCCCGTGCTGCACAAGCTGCTCGGACACGACTTCGTCGCCAAGCTCACGAGCGTTGATCCGGCGGCGGCGCCGCTCAAGATCGGCAAGCACGTCTGGTCTACGCACGATCTCGCGACGAAGCTCGGCGTCGTCAATACGAAGGCGGCGCGCAATCTGACGAAGGCAGCAGCGTCAATCGGCGCGCGCAGCGTGGCCGATCTCTATCGCCGCGCGACGCCGTATACGCTGGCAGGCGTCGAGCGGCTCGGCGAGACGACGTTATACGTGCTCTGGCGATTGTTTGAAGCGCACGGCTTCGATCCGGACGCATGGGCCACGGCAGGCAATACCGACGCGGCGCTCGTGTCATTCCACGCGCTGAAAGAGCGCGAGCGGAAAGCCGAGCGCCGGACGCGCGAAACGGAACGCGCCAGGCGCCGAGCAGGCGCGCGCGCACAGCACGAGTCTGCTGTCGCGGCGGAACTTCGGCACTAGAGCAGGAGTGACAGAACCCCATGAAGCAGCAGTCAATCGAGATCGACGACATTGTCGCCATGCGCGACTATCACGTGCGCGAAGCGATGAAATACGACGGCATGCTCGAAGCCGCGCGCGACATTCTGAAGCGGCGCAAGACGACGGCGGCGAAGGTGGCGAAGGTGCGCGCGGCGGCGGCGGCGCCGCCGAAGAAGCACACCAAGTGGAGCAACGCGGGGAAGATCGAGCGCCGCAAGCGCGTGGCCGCGCTGCTCGCGCACTTCAATACGGACACGCCGCAGTCGCTGAACGGCTACGGCAAAGGCAGCGCCGGACTCGTCGCCGCTGGTTACTTGAAGCGGAAGGGCGACGGCTACGTGCGCACGAGCAAGCCGCTTCCCGAGATCTGAATCTGAATACGAGCGTGCTGCGCGATCTGGCGTGGGCGCTGCTCGCGGTGGCGATCGGCCTGCTGCTGGCGTGGATAGAAGCTCGGCGCAAGTCGGACTGAATCGGAAACCCCATGAAACCGATCCGGCCGACTCGCGCCTGAGCGTCGGTAAGCGCCGCGCCAGCGCTTGACCCGGTCCCGATTATCGCACGGTCAGGATCGTTCCAGCCGCTTCACGCGCCGTTCCAGGTCCGCGACGCGATCGATCGTCGAGATCATGTCCCATAGCGGCGCGCCCAGCGTGCCGTCTGCATTCTTCGTGTAGCCGACGAAGTTGCCGTCGTCGGCCTGCAAGTGCGCTTGATGCACGGTGTCGTCGAGATACGCGAGCGCCTGCGGCGGCGGCGTCGGACCCGGCGTCGGCGGCGGCGTGCTGCCGCCGATCACCGGCACGCGGAAGTCGGCGCCGCTGCGCCGCAGCAGCAGCAGCGGCTGCTTGTCGCCTGCGTCGTCGATTGACCAGAACTCGAAGCCGTCTTTCAACGACCAGCGGAACAAAAGTTCCTGATGCTCGTCGTCGCCTTCGGCGTCGCTCAGCAGGTAGCATTCGAGACAGGGATACGGATCGAGCTTGAAGCCGAGAAAGCCGACTTCGAGCCGCCGGATCGTGCCGTCTTCGACGCTCAGCACGTCGAAGCTGATCGTCGCAATGTAGTAGCCCGGCCGTCCGTCCGCCGGTTTCCAGACGCCGAAGCGCAGCTTGACCGGATCGTCCATTGTCGGCACGCCGTGCTCGTCGGCTTTCTGATCGAGCGCGACTTCGTTCGTGTAGCCGTTCAGCCAGGCGTGCGCGAGATCGAACAGCAGCACGTAGTAGGGATCGCTCGACGCAGGCCAGCCGTCCGCCTGCGGCGCCGGTTGATCGCGCCGCGCGATACGTTCAGCCGCGCGCGCAATCCGCGTCAGCACTTCGAGCGTCGCGTGATCGGTTCCGATCTTCATGATCACTTTTCCTCGACGACGTTGCCGCTCGTGTCGCGCTCGACGGCAGGCGGCGGCGGCGTCTGCTCGATCAGGCTGCAGGACTCGTCTTGCAGCGCATAGGGTCGATCCATGGCGACGCCATACTTCGCGGCGATCGTCGTCCAGAGCGTCTGTCGCCGCTCGCGCGCGAGTTCCAGCCGCGTCTGCACGAGCAGCGCCGTCGTCTGCTCGCGTTCCAGGTCCGACGTCAGCGAGCGCAGGCGCCAATAGTCCGCCGGATCGAGCTTCGTCGGCGTCATGCCGCCGGGGCGTCCAGCCCCGCGAGCGCGTCCCAGAAGGTGGCGATCTGCGACAGCAAGGCGCCGTCCGTCACGCTCGTCGTGATTCCAGCGTCTTCCATCGTGACGGTGCCGATCAGGTTCGTGCCGCCGACGATCATGGTTGACGCCTGCTGCGCCGCGCTCGGCGGATTGTTGATCACGGTCGTTGCGTAGTTTGAACGTCCGGCGTGTCCCGGCGTGCTCGCCGGTTCGGCCTTGACCGTGCGCGCGTGCTGCACCATCGCATATGCCAGCCGCGCCAAGAAGTTCGGGTCACGCGCAAGCTCCATCTGTAACGTCGATTCCGAAAGCGCCATAGTGCTATCTCCCTTCGAGCGCGTCGAGCCGCGCGCTGAGTTCCTGCAGTGCGACGATCATCGGCGCGAGCAGTTGCGTGTATGCGACGTCGTCCGGCTGCGCGTCGCGATCGAGTCCGGCAAAGATCGGCCGCTCATACGCGCGCGGCCCATGCGCGGCGACGTCTTCCGCGAGCAAGCCGCCATTGCGCCGCGTGCCAGGCGTCTGCTTGTCGTCGAAGTAAACCGGCGCCAGATCGAGCAGCCACCGCCAGTCGCGCAGCGGCTCGATCGCCGTCTTGTATCGCCGCGACGACGTCACCCGACGCACGCGGCCGTCACTCTCGACGACGACGTTAGCGCTGCCCGTGCCGGTCACGTCGGCATACATCGTCTGCGATCGGACCGAACCTTGATTCGCTTCGAGATACAGCTTCGAGCCAGCGGTGTAGGAGTAGACGAGCGTGTCGTCGGCGTTTCCGCCGATGCCGTGCGGCGCGGCGTGCCCCAGCCACATCGTCTGCACGCCGTTCCGCTGAACCATGATCCCGGCGCCCTGCGCGTTGCTGCTGTTCATCGTGGTGAGCGTCGCCGACGACGTCGAGATAGCCAGGTTCGTTCCGCTGATCGTCGTGCCGTTGATCGCCGCGCCGGTCAGCGTGCCGCTCACCGATAGCGCGCCGCTCACTGTGACGGCCGTTGTCGAGATCGCGATATAAGCGTTCCCTGCGCCTTGCGTTTGCAGGTAAAGCTGATTGTCGGTCCACATGAACAGTTCGCCGAAGACCGCACTCGCGTTGCGCACGAGCCGCAGTCCGCCGCCTTGCGCGTCCGCCGATTGTTTGACGGACAGCTTCGACGTCGGCGCCGCGCCGATACCGAGCGCGCCAGCGAGTGTCGTCGCGCCGGTCACGCCATCAATCGACAAGGCGTTGAGGCCGTCGCCGCGAAAGACATCGAAGCGCGCGCCTGCGACGTTGCCGACGTAGACGTGGAATCCACCCGCGCTCGCGTTTTCGTTGCCGTAGATCCAGACCGACGCGCCGCGCGCCTGCGGCGAATCGCCGCCGCCGACGATCGCAATGCGGCCGGTATCCGCGCCGTCTGCCGTGCTCCGTTGGATCATCAGATCCGACGTGGCCTGCAGCGTCGGACCCATGCTGATCGAGCCAGTGAGATACAGCACGCCGATGCCCGTCTTGTCGTATTTCAAACCGTTGTGCGCGCCGAAGACGCCGCCATCGTTGAACTGGATCTGCTGGGTGACTCCAGCAGGCACGGCGCCAGGCGGCGCCGCGAACGATCCGTCCGCTCGAAGAAACGTCGTCGTGCCGCCGGGATAGCCGCCCGTGAAGCGCAGCACGTCGGCCGTCAGTCGCGCATTCGGCAGCGTGCCGGTTGTCAACTGCGTCGCGTTCAGCGGCGTCGCGCCGAGTCCGGCCGCTGTCACCGTGCCGCTAAAGAATCCGTCCTTCCAGCGGAACGATGCATGGCCGAGATTGTGCGTCGCGTCGGCTTGCGGAATGAACTGCGAGCCGACATCGGTATAGCCAACCCCAGCACCGAGATGCAGCGCGTCGCCAGCGTCTAAATAGATGCCGGTGATATTCGTTGTGTTCGCAGCGTTTCTCCACGCGATGATTCGATTGTTCGGGAGCACGAGTGCATTGCCGAGCGTCAAGACTCCCGTGTCGTCGATCGTCGCGTTGCTGTTTTGCAGCAGCTTGCCTGTCGCGCCGTCGTAACGTGCAATCGCGTTATCGGTAGCCGACGCTGGGCCGACGACGTCGCCGCCGCCGCCGCCGCTGGCCGTCGCGAACGTTCCGTCCGCGCGCAAGAATGTGGACGTCCCGCCAGGAAAGCCGCCAGCGAAGCGCAGCACGTTCACCGTCAGCCGCGTATCCGGCAGCGTGCCGCTGGTCAGGTTCGTCGCATTCAGCGGCGTGCCGCCGAGTCCGGCGGCGACGAGCACGCCACCGTCGTCGATCGTCACGTTCGACGCTTTGATCAGCTTGCCCGTCGTGCCGCTGAAGCGCGCGACTTGCGTATCGACGCTCGACGCCGGACCGACGACGTCGCCCGTGCCGCCGCCGCCAGGCGGCGCGGCGAACGTGCCGTCCGCGCGGAGATAGAGCGCCGTGCCGCCGGGAAAGCCGCCGGTTACCGACAGCACGCGCTTGCCAGCGTCGGCCGTGATCGTGCCGGTGACGACGAGATTGCGCCCCACGGACAGATCGCGCGTCAGTGCCGCGTCGCCGGACTCTGTCAGCGATAGCACGTCTACATGCGTCGCGAGCGCGGCGCTGTGTTTCGTGACGACGAGCGGCGCGCCGGGCAGCGACGAATACGCGATCTCCCATGGTCCGGCCGCGTCCGAGCCGAGCCACACTTCGCCCGTGCCAGGTCCGGCGTTCACGAATTGCGCTGATCGCTGGAAGACGTTGAACGTGTCGAGCCGTGGAATGTTCGCGCTCAGCCGCGCGTCGGCCAGCGTGCCGCTCGTCAGCACGGCGGCGCTCAACGCCGTGATCGGATCACTGCCGCCTGCGTTGTGCGTCGGCGCATGCGCAGTCGGCGCGCCGCCGCCAGGCGCCGCGAAGGTGCCGTCGCCGCGCAAAAACGTCGTCGTGTTCTGGGGGTAGCCGCCTAGCTGATTGATCAGGATCTGATCGCTGCCGCCGCCGAAGTGCGTCGAAGCGTGCGCAGGCAGGCGCGCGACAGCGATCGTGCCGGTCAGGTTCGCGGCGTTCAGCGGCGTCGCGCCGAGTCCATACGGCGCCGTCACAACGCCGGACGCACCATCGACGTGCAGCGCGACATTGCCGTCCGTGCGCTCGACGGAGACATACGATCCGGTAACTTGGCCCGGCCGCAGACGCACGACGCCGGGAAATCCAGCGAGTTCGTTGCCGGTCACGGTCACGTCGCCGCCGCGCGCAGGCGTCGCGCTCGCGCCGCCGCCGCTCAGCGCAATCCAGCCTGTGTCCGAGCCGTCTGTCGTGTTCCGGCGGATCGAGCCGTCCGTCGTCATGACGATATCGCCGGACACGGTGCCAGCACCCGGCAGCGCGAAGCTGCCATCGGCGCGCAAGAAAAGCGCCGTGCCGCCGGGATAGCCGCCTAACGTTGTGACGTTGACTGGATCACTGCCGCCTGCCGCGTGCCGACTCGCATGCAACGGGATCGCTTCGAGCGGCGCGAGCGCCGCGTCGATCACGTCATGAAAGGCGCCGATCTCGGCCTTGTTCCAGATCGTGCCGTCCAACCCGGCGCCGGAATCATCGACTAAGCTGTTCAGCCAGGCTCGACTCAAGGGCATCTGGCACGACCTTTCCGCGAGTAAGCGAGAAGAGATAGTTCAGACGCGCAGCGTTCAGCCGCATCGCGCCGACGCGCGCAGGCGTCAACGTTTGCACTGGCCGCGCGCGCGCCAGCGTCAGCGTCACCGTCACGAACGCAGGCGCCTGATAACTCAGGCGCTTCTCGCACACGATAAACGTCGGCAGCAGCGTCAAGCCCGTCATCGGTTCCGCGAGCGCGAGCTTGTCGCCAGGTTGAAGCTGCAGGCAGTAACGCATTTGCGTCGCGTTGACGTTGCCGTTGATCGTCACGCTCGACGGCATCGGCACTTCTTGCCGATAGAGCGCCAGCAAATACTCTGCGTAGGCTTCGATTCGTGACGGGGCGCTGTCATACGGCAGCGTGATCGCCAGCGTGCGGGGTCCGCGCTCGCGGACGCTGGCGGGATCGCGCTTCTCGATCGTCGTTTCGTTGTAGGTATAGACGGCCTTGCCGCGCACTTGCAGGCTGACGCTCGGCGTCACGTAGAGAAAGGCGTCTTGTCCGGACTTGTTCGTCAGTTCGACGCGAAACGAATTGCCGCCGAGCGTGTAGAAGATCTGCAGCGACGCCGTCAGGTTCGTGCCGGTGCCGTCCGCGCGCGTGTTCATGCCGTAGTCAACATCCGGCACCAACGGCACCATCTCGATGCCGCCGATGCTTTCGGCTTCATTCGCCGGATCGACGTAGCCGCCTTCAAAGACGCGCGTCTCGCCGCTTTCGATCGGCTCGGCTTCCGTGTGCGTCGTCAACTGATAGAGCGGACGCACGGTGGTATCGACGCGGCGCGGCGTGTAGCTCAGCCTGACGATATTGACCAGCCGCTCCAGCGAATAGGACACGTCCAGCCCTTGCATGGTGTTGCCGATTCGCACGAGCACAGGCGCCTGATCGCGCTCGCCTTGCGACTCGAAGCGCAGCACGCCGCCGCGCGCCGTGTCGCCGCGAATGTAGAGATAGCCGCCTTCGCTTTCGACGACGCGGCCGATCTCCGTCAAGAGCATTTCGTGCTCGCTGTCGCCCTTGTCGAGCGCGTATGGAAACGTCGCCTTCCCGACGTGCAGATCGATCGACAGCGGCGTGCGGCCCTGCGCCTGCGCGAGCACGGCGGCGAGCACGCGATCGGAGCGCTGATCGATCTGGATCGGCGGCGCCAGCACAGGCGTCGCGGCGGCGACGTCCATCCAGTCCGTCACCATGCATTCGGCATACTGCGCCTGATGGATACCAGGTAACGGCCGCACTTCGGCCAGCCGTCCGTGAAACTCGACATAGCGCACGCCTTCAAAGACGATCGAGAAGCGGATCGGAATGCCGATCTTCCAGCCGCGCCGGACGCCGACATGACCCGGCGTATAGGCGCCGCGTCCTGATCGTCTGGACGAATTGTCGAGCGGAAATGTCAGCGTGCCCGTCGTCGCGACGCGATCGCTCGGCGTGCTGCCAGGAATGCCGACGCGCGTCGCAATCGGACCCGGCAGCGTGCGCACGTCTTCCCAGATGTCGGTCCAGACGCGCGTCGCCGCAAGCTTCGCGCCCCAATGCCAGTCGCCTTCGCGTCCGATCGCGACATAGGCGATCGTGCCGATAAAGCTCGCGCCGTCGTTTGCGGCGCCGCCAGGAAAGGCGCCGAGTCGGAGCGGCGCGCTCGTCGCCTGCGGCTCGGCGCCGCTCAGGCCGGACACGCGCACATCGACGACGCCGTCGATCGCGATCACGGCTTCACGATCTTGCGTCAGATAGTGCGCGGTGACGATCCGCTCGCCTGCGCCGAGCACGAAGGCGGACGTCAGGTTGACGATCTCGGCGCCGCCGATCTTCACGTAGAACTTGATCTGGCCGCTGCGGACGGACAAGTGATAGCCGTTGCCGGTGACGCCGCCGTCCTGCTTGCTGACGATACAGCGCTCGACGCCGTCGATCGCGACGTCGCGCAGCAGCACGGCGATGTCGATATCGCCGCCAGCCAGCGACAGATTCGGATCGGTCATATGCGGCACTTCGACGAAGCCGTTACCGTTGAGCGTCGAGCCGAGCACGCCTTCGGGAATCGACTCGAATGGCACGCCAGGCGTGAAGCCGCTGCCGACCCACGTGCCCACGGCGCGTTCGTGGATCTCGTGCGCGCGCGCGCCTGCCTGCACGCCGTCGCTCAAGGGCCACGTCGCCACGTTGTTTGCTTCGCTGACCAGTTGCCCCCGGAAGCTGCCGCCGAGCGCGGCTTCAAGCGAGAAGCTCGTCGGAAACGCTGGCCCCTTCGTCGTCGTGAATGTCCAGACAGGACCCGACACTGTCGCGACGGCATTGCGCGCGACGACTTGCCATTGATACGCCGTCAGGTTGTCCGTGTGCGGCGGCACATAGATCACGCCAGGCTGATTGATACTGACGATCGCGAGCGGCTCGCCGACGCGGCCGAAGTAGACGTCGTAGCCCGTCGCGAGCGGCACCGGCAGCCACGTCACCAGCGAGCCAGTCGGAATGTTCGTCGAGCCGTCGCGCGGCCGGGGTCCGCTCGGCACGCCAGGCGGCTGCAGCGTTGTGAATGTTTCGACGCGGCTCGTCGTCTCGCCGATCGCATTCTTCGCAACGATCTTCCAGTAGTAGGTGCTGCCGTTCGCGGATACATGCGTGCTGGCGTCGAAGACGTTCGCGATCTGATTCGCGCTGACGAGCGGCGGCGAAGGCGTCGTCCCGAGATAGACGTCGTAGCGATCGGCGCCGAAGGCACCCCATTGCAGGCGGACCGGCCAGACGAGCACGCCGCCGACCGGCGCGATCAACGTCAGCGTCGGCGCCGTGACGGCGGCTGTCGCCAGTGCCACGCGCGCACGGCCGCGACGCGCGCGCATGAAGGGTCCTTCGCCGCTGACGAGCGGCGCGACGCCGATGCCGCCGCCGGTCAGGTTCCGCCGATCGCGCCAGCGATCGAACCAGAGCACGCCGCTCGTCGATCCCGTGCCGAGCGGCCAATAGGCCAGCAGGCTGTGCGGACGCACGATCGGCGGACTGAATCGCTTCGCCAGTGCCGCGATCTCGTCGGCCGTCAGGGCCGCGCTGTAGACGGCGGCGTGGCTGAGTTCGCCTTGGAACCGATCGACGAAGTCGGCGCCGCTGCTCTGCGCGCTTGCGCCGAGCACGCAGCGCAGGCCCATGAACGGAATCGCGCGCGTGCTGCCGTCCATGCGCACGCCGTTCTGCCAGATATGGCGCTCCGTCGCGCTCACGAATATCGCCGCCGCGTGCGTCCAGACGCCCTGCGAAAACGCCGTGCCTGACGTTGCTTCGCCGACGTCCGTGCCTTTGCGGCTGTCGGCCTGTAGGTGCAGGCCGTCCGCGCTCAGCGTGATCGCGTGATACTCGGGCAGGTTCGTGAAATTGCCCCACGCCAAGAGCGCGGCGTGCGGCTGCGCGAGCGACGCGCGGAACCAGGTTGCCAGCGTGAACGGGTAACCGGGAATCGCTAGCTCATATGTGACGAGCCATTCACGGCCGGTGAAGATCGCCGCCATCGACTATGTCTCGCGGAGTTCGATGCTCCACAATTCCGCGTCGCCGACGAACGGCGGCGGCGTGTAGCCCGGCGGATAGTCCACGTATCGCGCGACGCGGATGCGGAAGTGCTCGCCCGGCAGAATGCCGCCGAGTCCGGCAGGCGCGACGACGACGTCCGTATATGTCGGCACGCCAGGCTCGGGCGACGTCAGCACTTCGGCTGATCCGGCCCATGGCCCGAAGTTTTCGATATCGCCGTCGATCACGGCGTTGCGCTCGAATTGCACGGCCCAGACGATCTGGCCGCTCGTCGCGAGCGTGGCGCTCCAGACGAACATGAACGTAATTCCGGCGCCGCCATAGTGGCGCGGCAGCATGCCGTTGAACTCGGCGTATTCGTGCTGCACGGCATCGAAGTCCAGCACCGGATGGCCGTTGCGCACGTCCGGCGTCGCGGCGACATAGTCCGGACGTGGCGCCGTCGCGTCGCTCGACTCGAAGTGCAGCAGTGTCTGGCCGCTTGCCATGGCTCCCCCTACGCGCGCGCGAGCAGCGCCTGATCGCGAACCTGCAGCGCGTTCTCGCGCACGGCGCGCAGCAGCACCGTCTGCAATCCCTGCACGGCCGTGACCATGGCGGCGACGTCGGCATTCTCGCCGCGCGCTTCCGCGCCAGTGACGACCCGTTCATGGCCGTGCAGCATCGCTGGCGTGCCTTCGCCGAAGTCCAGAAACCGTCCGCCCGTGCCACGTTGAAAGTTCAGCGGTGCCAGGAATGACGACGGCCGCGCGCGCGAATACGGCGCGGCTTCGTCGTCGCCTGAATCGGGGTCCGTGCCGCCGCCGTGTGTCGTGTCGCCGTCGTCGCCGACGTGCTCGGTGCGCACGCGGATCACTTTCTCCGTGACGTCGGGGATATCGTCGAGCGCGTCGCCGACGCCGCCGATCTTGCGGATCAATTCTTCGAGCTTCTCGACGATCCGATCGAAGCCCTGCGTCATGGTCTGCGCGAACGTCACGCCGAGATCTTCGAGATGCTCGATCTTCTTGCCGTTCGCGTCCGTCAGCACGCCGGACTCGATCATCTTCTGCAGCATCGGCCGCATGGCGGCAGGCACTTCGGCGCCGGTCTGCTTGGCGAGCTTCAGATACTCTTCAATGTGATCCGACATCTTCGCGTTGACCTTGCCGAGATCAACGCCTGCTTCGATCAGCACGCGCCAGTCTTCGATCAGATCTTTCGCCTGCTCGTCGAGCTTCTTCTGCTGGATGTTCTTGCCGAGTTCGTCCCATGCAAAGCCGTATTTCTCGATCGCCTTTTCGAGCCGCTCGGCGTCTTCTTCCTGCTCGCGCGCAAAGCGATCGAGCTTCTCCTGCGCGGCTTGCGTCGCTTCGTCGAAGTCTTCGATCTTGTCGGTGTTAAAGATCTTGTCGATCTCGGCGTCCGTAATTCCGGCCTGCTTCGCCAGGCGGCGGAAGGATTCTTCGCTGCCGCCGACGCTCTTCAGCCAGTCGGCGCGCGACTTCGCCAGTTCGGCTGTCGCGTCCGCCGCTGCCTGCTCGGCGTCCTGAAACTTGTCGATCACGGCTTGAATGCCCTGCGCCATCCGGTTGAACGTTTCGCGATCGCCGACTGTCTCGAAGCGGTGAATCTGATCGGCCGTCACGCCTGCGGCGGCGGCGAGCTTCTCGAATTGATCCTGTGAGCCGAAGTTGTCGCGCATCCACTTGTCGCGCTCTTTGTTCGTCGCCTTGCCTTCGGTCTTGAACAGCTTCGATCCGAGTTTCTGCAGTCCTTGCATGCCGAAGCTCATCGCAGCCGACAAGCCCATATTGGTGAGACTGTCGGTTAGCTGCTTGCCGATGTTCTTGAACAGGCCGGACATGCCTTCGCCGCCGCTCATGCCTTTCCAGAGATCTTTAAAACTGCTCTTGATGCCGCTGAAGACGCCTTCAAAGGCGTTGATCGAGTTCGGCGGCGGCAGCATCGCCATCTTCAAGCCCTGTCCGAAGACGGCCGTCGCGTCCGTCAGGCCGACGATCTTGCCGGTCAATTCTTCGGCCAGGCGGATCGGCGGCTGCAGCGCGGCGCCGAGCTTCAGATCGGGCATCGGCGGCACCCAGCCCGGCGCGCCGATTCCTTCGCGCTCTTTCTTCAGGAACTCCGGAAGCTCGATGCCCATCACGGCCGCGCTCAGATCCGTGCGCATCTTCGTCGCAAGCGCGCTCAGCGTTTCGCCGCGACGAATCGCCTGATCGAAGCCCGCGTTCAGCGTCTTGAAGTATTGGATCTGCTGATCGTTCGACAGTTCATAGATCCGCGTGACGTCGCCGATCAGCCGCGCGAGATCTTCGGCGGCGTTGATATCGCCCCGGAACATATCTTCTTGCTTTTGCGCGAACGCTTCCTGCTGCCGCTTGCGCTCGTCGGCGGCGCGCTGATTCGCGCGTTCGCGATCTTCGCGCGCCTTCTTGTCCTTTTCGGACTCGCCAGGCTTCGACGGCGGCGGCGGCGCGTCGTCGAGTCCGAGATCTTTCTTGAGCTTGGCGACGATATCGCGCGCGACGATCTCGTCGATCGACGTGTTCATGACTTGCAGGAAGAAGTCGGCGATATCTTTCAATTCGCCGAGCAGCGGACTGTCGTGCAGCACGCGCGCCGCTTGCATGCCGAAGTCGCCCGTCATGATCACGAGCTTGCCCATCGTCCCGCGATACGCCGCTTCGAGCTTCGTCAGGAACTTGTCCCATTCGTCGCCGAGCTTCGCCAGTTCCTGAATCTGATCGTCGGCCGTGACTGCCGCCTTGCTGCGGATCTTGTCGAAGTCTTCGAGCGCGACGCCGGTAAAGTCGTCGTAACTCTTGCCGACCAGCGCATTGAGCGCGACGGTCCGCTTCGCTTCGTCCTGCAGCTTGCCTGCGGCCGTCAGCACGGCGGCGAACTGATCTTCTTTGCCCATCGCGCGGATGGCGTCCCAACTGAGTCCGAGATCTTCGATCGCCTTCTGCGCTTCTTCCGTGCCTTTCGCGATATTCAGGCCGAGCTTGTTTGCCGCGCCGGTCAGCGTTTCGAGCGATGACCCGGTCTGCCCGGCGACGAACTGCAGTTCCTGAATCATCCGCGTGCTGAGTCCGGTCTGCTGCGCCAGGTCCGCGATCGCGCCAGCACTGTCGAACGTCTGCTTCGCGAAGTTGACCATCGTTCCGGCGGCGCGATCGATCAGGCTCGCGGCCGTGAAGCCAGCGAACATCTGGCCGAATGTCGAGCGCGCGGCGGCAGCGGCGCGGCCCATCAGCGTCAGCTTGTTCTGCGCTTGCTCGCTGGCGAGCCGCAGATCTTTCAGTTCCTTTTCTGCGACTTTGATCGAGTTCGCCAGCGTCTGCAGTTTCGGCGGCACTTCCGTGCCGAGCCGGTTCATCTTTTCGATCGCTTCGCCAGCGATCGATCCGGCGCGCTGCAGTTCCGTGGCGGTCAGCTTCGAGACGCCGCCGAGTTCGTCGATCGCCTTTTCCATGGCGATCGCGTCCTGTATGACTTTGGTGCCAGAGAACTGATCGCCAAACCTCGACAGCGTCCGGCCGACGCGGCTGAGATCGTCTTCCCAGTCCTTGATCTTGACCGACGCCTTATCGACGGCGGCGTTGAACTTGGAAAAGTCGGCGGTGAAGTTTGCTGCCAGCATGATCGGCTAGTTGCGCACGCGCGCCTTAAATTGCTCGCTGAGCCATTCGATCAGCACGTCGTATTGATCCACCGGCAGCGCTTCCAGATCGGCCAGCGTCCAGTGCATTTCGCGGCAGATCACGAAGTCGGAGATACAGCGGTTTCGGAAGGCGCCGGGACTTTTTTTTCGTGCTCTTCGCCTTCGGCGGCGACGCGCAATTCGTGCGCTTCGATCGCGTCTTCGATCTCTTTGTAGCTGTCCAGGTCCAGCGACTTGATCGAGTCGAGCGACACGCTGACCGGCAGATCGTTCGCGTCGCGGAACGACCAGCGCACGAGATACGCCAGCACTTGACCCATGCCAAGCGTTTCCAGGTTCGGCGTCCGCGAGCCGTCACCGTGGAACTTGCCGATAAAGCTCGACGTCGCGGCGCGCGCTTCGCCGACTGTCAGCCGCTTCTTGACTTCGATCCAGTCGCCGTCCGACAGCGGCAGGCGGACGATCTCTGGCGTCACGAATCGCACGCGGGGCATGTCTGTCCTTTCAGTATTCCGGGGGTCCGAGCGTCGCCGACACGCGGCCGGTGGACGCATTGATCGACAGCGTCTGCACCGGCCAGCAAAACAAGCCACCCTTGCGCGGCGCCGTGAACAGCAGCGGACGCTGCCGCAGCGAGAAGCTATCCGGCGCCGGTCCGAGCGCGCCTTCGAGTTCCCACCGCCACGGTTCGCCTTCGACGTCACGCCGCCGCCGGACGATCCAGCGCTCGACAGTCGCGGCCGTGCGATACGCCCACACGATCGCGCCCTTCGGGCCGCGCAGCGTTACGTTGCGAAACACGCGCGCCGCTCCGTTACGGCGTCGCAGGTTCGCGCGCCCACGGACCAGCGGCCATGAACGTGCCCGACAGCGCAGGCGCGTCGTTCACGCCGCAGTCGATATCCGTATCCATGTAAGCCAGACCCGACCAGAAGAAAGTCGGCTCGGTAGAGTTCGGCACGAGCTTGAGCAGGCCAGGCGTCGGCGCGTCGGCGGCTTCGACGAGCGTCGTGTCGGCCGAGTTCCAGTAGCCACCTACGGTGCCGGACACGTCTTTAAGGCCCGGCACGTAGACTTTATTGGGGTCCCCAAAACAGGTCACTTCCAGATGGTCTGTTTTCAGGGACAGCGTCCACGCATTGATCGACGCGATCTCCGTCGCCGTCGCGCCGCCAGTCGGGTCGTAGAGCACTTGGCCGTAACGGCCTGAGAGAATCGCCATGTCGTCTCACCCTTTCCGTTGTTAGAGCAGCGCGTATTGCACTTTGAAATGTCCGCCCCGATGCTGCCAGGCGAGCTTCGGATCGGCGTCGTCGATCTCCTGCAGTTCGATCCAGTCCGTGCGGTGCGTCGTCATCCACGTATAGCCTTCGACAGCGATCGGCGTGTCTTCGAGTAGTTCGTTGATCCGATCGGCGGCACTGTTCGCCGTCTTCGGCGACAGATCGCGCGTGACCGCCTTGACCATGTAGAGATGCTCTTCATACGCACGACGGCCGAAGACGCCGACGTCACGCGAGATCGGCACATGCGAGACGATCGCGAACTTCGTGCGCGGCACGCCGGTTGAACTCGGCATCGCGACTTCGAGCCAGACGCCGTCCGGCAGCAGGCCGATCAGCGTCGCGTCGGCGGCGAGCTTGTTATAGATGCCGACCGTGATCAGGTGCGTGCCAGGCAGACTAGGCATACGTGTCCACGTCGCCGCGCACGAGCAAGCCGTGGCGCGCCATCATGCGCTTGAGCGCTTCGACCATCTGCGCGCGATACTTGACGACGCGCGGGATGAAGACGTTGCCGGGTTCCGTCGATCCACGATTCGCGAAGTTTTTGTTCTCGCGCGCCTGCGCCGCGCCGCTTTCGTAGATGTAGCCGAGCGCCGAGTTTTGCAGCACGAACGCGCGCGCCGTATAGGCGACGTGCTCGCCGCCGACGACTTCAATGCCGTCTTTCAAATGCTCGGGCGTGACTTTCCTGCCGCCGATATACGACGGTGGACCATTCCAGAGCGGATACGCCTGTCGAATGTCTTGCGCCGCGCGGTTCGCGTGGACGTTGACAATGCCGCGCGCTTCGTCCGTCAGTTCTGTCGGCAGGCGCCGCAGCGCGTCGTAGAACTGCTGCATCTCCCGATTGATCACGACGCGCGCGCTCACGGCTTTTGCTCCGTGCAGAAGGCGACTGTCTCGGCTTCGAGTTCGTCGGGTGTCTGAACGTCGTTCACGTAGAACGTGCGCGCGCGAAACTGGATCGTGGTCTGCGTCGTGATGCCGGGGTGATACGGGCCGGTGAGCACATACGTCGCCTGCGCGACGATCGTGCTGACCGTCAGGCTTTCGAGATCGCGCACCGTCGCCGGACGAATCTGGCAATACCAGCGTGGGGGATCGAGCGGCACAGGCGTTTCCGTCCAGCCGCCTTCGCCGTCCGGCACGAGCGCGCCAGGACCGAGCAGCGAGACAAGATGCGGCCGTTCGGCGATCGACGTGCGCGGCCCAATGCCGAGACTCATACGCTCACCCGGCGGAAGTCGCTGATCGCGTCGTCGTAGCCGAGCGGCACTTCGCTCGCGATCGTGCCGACGACGACGGCGTCGCGTCCGGCCGTCGCATAGTGCGCCGTCAGCAGGCCGACTGCCTGCACGAGCAGCGGCGGGATCTCGGCGACGGTTTGCCAGCCGACGACGATCCGCGCCGTGTAGGGATAGAGCGCGGACGGCGACGGGGGCCAGTCGTCCGGCGGCTCAGGCGGCGGCTCAGGCGGCGGCGGAATCGCGCCGATCGATTGCAGCGGCCGAGCCGGTGCCGGAAAGTCGTTCGGATTCACGAGATGCGACAGGTAGAGATCGCGTGTCTGCGTCAGCAGCGCATAGCCGGTATCGCGCTCGACCCGCTCGCGTGCCGCCTTCACGAAGCCCATTAGCTGCGCTTCGCGCGGATCACCGGCAGGCCAGTCGAAGCCGCAGCGCAGCTTCGCTTCGTCGAGCGTCAGCGGCTCGATCGTCGGCGGCGTGATCAGCACGTTCGTGTTTTCGACGGCGCGCCGCTGATCGACGAAGTCGCTGCCGCCGTAGCCGTAGCTGGTGCACGTCATGACGTCGGCGCCTTTGTCAGCGCGGCGCG